CAGCGCCGCGGCCACCATCTCCCGGCGGGCAGCCGTGGAGGTGGCCAGATTCCAGCCTTCGTCCAGGATGCCGAACTGGTGCGCCAGCAGCGGGAGGGTCGCCTCCGGGCACGTGGCCGGATCGTAGAGCGCCCCGATGACCTCGGCCACTGGGAGCGTGTCCAGGCGGGCCAGGAGGGCTTCCACCGCCAGGGAGCGGGCGTCCCGGATGCTGGGCGGGATCAGGCTAGCCATTGGCGCTCCCGGCCAGGGTCAGGCTCACGGTGCCGTTGGCCCACTGGTTCACGGCGAGGACCTGGTCCACCCAGTCCACCAGCGCGACCTTGTAGACGCCCTCGACGGAGAGCGCCTTGATGACCTGGGAAGCCACCAGGTCCCGCCCCAGGCCCGCGGCCCGGTCGGCGACGTAAGTCTCGGCGGCTGCCTGGACAGCAGCCATGACCGCGGTGCTGTCGGCGGTGGCGTCCACGGTGATGCTGGCCTTCAGGGCGTAGGCCACCGCCGTGGGCGCGGCCACGGTCACGGCATCGCCGAGGGGCCGCACGTCCTCGGCGGACAGGGCGGCCTGGACCTTCGCGATCAGCTCGGCCGAGGGCAGGCCCTCCGAGGTGAGGGGGTAGACCAGGACGCATCCGGGATCCCCCGTGAGGACGCCCACATCCACGATGGAGGCGTCAGCGTTCAGGGCATGGTAGTAGTAGGCTTTCGCGGGACCCGCCGAGCTGAACCCGAAGGGAGCGGCGAGGATCCTGGCTCGGAGGGCGGAGTCCGTTTCTTCCGCGGTCCCTCCACTGGATTCGTCCAGGCTCACCACGGTGGCGGCGCTGGTGAGCGGAGAGAACGCGGTCCCGGCGACCAGGCCGTTTCCGGTGGTCCCTGCTGTCTCGCACTGGGCGGCCACGTCCACGGTGAGGCTGCCGGCCGGTACCGTCGCCTCGGCCGTGGTGGCCCACAGGAGCCCGTTCGCGTCCGTGCACTCCCAGCCGGCGGAGAAGACCGTGGCCTCGAGGGAGGTTTCCGGCAGGGTGATGCGCCAGGTCACGTCGGCAGGCTCCGCGGCCTTCCGGGCGGAGACACCCACCATGTCCCCCAGGGCCTCGAGGCGGGCGCCGGTGGCGTAGTCCACGAGGTTCTGCTCCGCGCTCGCCTGGATCGCCAGGCGCAGGAGGACCTCCCTATAGGCGATCACGTCGCAGAGCAGCCGTTCCAGTTGGGCCGCGTAGAGGGGCTTCCCGAGGGCGGCCTCCATGCCGGAGACCACTTGGGAGAGCACCGTGGCGGTGGAGATGGTGAGGAAGGAGGGAGGGGTGCCCATCAATGTTCCGTGAGAGAAGTTCGGTTTACTGTTTTTTATGCATCAGATTTTATTTCCTGGATCTTTGACAATATTTATTTACCTAAATCGGCCCGAATGCCTCAAACCAAGTTTCTCTATCGACGTTTGTATAGTCGTATGATGTAATTGCCCATATATACGGCTCTATATAGTCCGTTGTTCCATTGCAATACACTAACGCAGAACCGCCGGATGCATATACTGTTCCTGCGTCCGTGCCAACGTATGTGACTGCGACCGCAGAGCTATTCAGCGCTACCCCTGCGACCATTCCGCCACTGGAGTTACGCCGTACTCGCATGTTAACCTGGTAGTACCCTTCCTTCTTGGGGACCACTCGTTTATTGGTGTTATCCCAAAGGTTGTTTGTGTCGAATACTACCGTGTCCATTGGTACTTTTTGCCAACCACCGGTACTAGAATTGGCTGCTGCTGCTAAGTATATACGTATTTTGTCAATTCCAATGGGTTTCAAGCCATCCAGTTCTGTTCGAAGACTAGTTACGTCAGTAATAGCATGGTTATGCGATGAGGGAGTGAAAGACGTTGGGATGTTCGTAAGATTGCTGTAACTTACTGGCTCTAGCGATAGCGTGCCGTCTGCCGCGACTACCAAACCGCCCCCAACCTTGATGCCGCCAATTGCGCTCGCTGACGCGATCGGAGGCGTGAAGGTCGCGGGCTTATCAGTGACGCTGTTCCAGCTATGGAGATGCGCGGCTGACGCTTTCCCGGCCAGCGCGGTATCCAACCCCGTAACCTCGGAAGTCGCGTGCGCGTGCGCGGCTCCTACGACCTCCCGAGGGACACCGTCCCGGTCGCCCACGGCCATGCGCGGCTTCGAGGTGTCGTCCCAGATGACCGCAGGCTCACCAGCCGACAGCCCGGCGGCCTGGAGCTTCGCGAGGAGGCCGCGCTTGAGGGTGATGAGCTTGACCTTCAGGTTCACAGCTCACCTCCGTCCACGATCACGGAGATGTCGGAGCCGGAGCTCTCCGGCAGGTACTGCGCCGGGACGATCCCCGCGGCGCTGAGGGGCGCCACACCACCAGGCGCACCCACAGCGGATGTCGGCACGTAGTCCCCGGATACGGTGACTTCGGTAGTGGTGCTCGCGGAGGAGCTGCTGGATGCAGAGGATCCGCCCTCGACTTCGGAGGGCGTCCACGTGATGGCCAGCGCGACCGTCCCCTCGGCGGTGATTTCCGTGACCCGGATCTTCTGCAGCGAGATTCGGGGCTCCCACCTGGCGACGGCGCGCGAGATCTCCCGAATCACCGCGGCGGTCGCCTGAGGGCCAGGGCGGTCCAGGTGCTGGAGCAGGTCACAGCCGAACTCCGGCCGCAGCGGGTCGGAGCCCAGGGGCGTGTGGAGGAGGATCTTCAGAGCCTGCGCGAGCTCGTCCAGACCGGTGACCACTTCCCCCTCAGAACCGAGGGCGAATTGCCAGTATGGAGCGGTCGGGAGATCCATGAGACGAGCGTCGAGCCCAGGCTTTCCCCCGTCCAAGAAACGAGGTCAGTTCCTAGTGCGGCGTTGAAGTGTCGTTCCCGTCGCCCTGCTCGGTGTGCACGTGGCCATTGAATGAGAGCGACCCGGAGACCAGGTCGGTTTCAGACTTGATGGTGCCGGCCACCGTGAGGGTGCTGGGCACGGAGCCGCCGGAGCTGGTGGTGATCCCGGCGTCGGCCTGGATGACACCCTCCGCGCGGACGATGCCCTTGAAGATCGACAGCGGGGCATCCCCCGTGACCTGGGGAGCCTTGAAGGTGCTGGAGGCCCCGGCGGTGCCGTTGATGTGCCCGCCCGCCGTAGCGTCGATGTCCCCACCAGCCGTGGCGATGATCTTGCCGGGAGTGTCCACCGTGACAGTGCTGGCCTCCGGGTCGATCTCGATCTTGGTCCCGTCCTCGGTGACGATGTGCAAGGTCTTGGCGGCATCCACCGGGGGAACGTCCACGTCCGAGTAGATGGCCCCCATGATGACGCCATCCTCGCCGTGCTCATCGATGAGGGCCACGACCTGAGAACCCACCCGGGGCAGCCAGTATGCCTTGGCGCCCAGCGCGAAGGGGACGCAGACCGGGAGCCAGTCGGAGACGATGTTGTCCTCATCCGGGAACTTCACCCGGACCTTGCATTTCGCGGCGTCTACGGCCGTGACGAGGCCACGCCTCCAGGCGGGAACTGTCTCAGGCGCTGACATGACGGACCTCCAAATCTGTGGTGTAGCCGCTGGAGCGGTCAATCTTGTGGGTGGCGGACTTCGCGAGCCAGAGGCCATCCAGCACGCCCCAGCCCGAGAGCGCCACGTTCGCGCCGGCCACCAGGGACACGTTCCCAGGCAGGCCCAGGCTAGCCTCCCTCTCCATGCTCTTGCCCACGCGCAGAGCGGCCTTCGCCAGGCGCTGGCCGTGGGCCTTCCCCTCGGTTCTGCGCCGGGACTTCTTCTTGTCTGGGTGCGTCTGGTCCGCCAGCTGGACCTCCACCACCTCCAGTTCCTTCGTGTCCCCGCGGAAATAAGAGGACGAGGACGAGCCTGGGACCACCTTGTCCCTGAAGGAGAAGCTGACGACGTCCTCCCGGGTGATGGTCAGGATGGCCGCCTGGGCTTCAAGCTTGGCGATCTCGTGGAAGATGAGCTTGTCGCCCTTCACCGTGAAGATCAGCCC